CAAAAATTTATATAAGACTACCCAGTAATGGAGAATTTTGGCCAGATAAAAGTATTAATATTCCAGAAAATAATGAATTCCCTATATATTCAATGACCGCTCGAGATGAACTAATATTTAAAACTCCGGATGCATTAATGAATGGCCAAAGCATAGTTGATGTAATACACAGTTGTATACCTAATATTAAAAATGCTTGGGATTGTCCTACTATTGATTTAGATACAATTCTTATTGCTATTAGATTAGCAACCTATGGTGAAAAAATGGGTATCACTCATAAAATTCCAGTAATTGATGAAGAAGTTGATTATGATGTCGATTTAAGAATGTTATTAGATCAACAGCAAAATAACATATGGGTAGAGCAAGTACCTATTACTGAAGATTTTATAATTTATGTTAGACCGTTAACATACAAACATCTAACACAAACTAGTATTAAGAGTTTTGAAACTGCAAGAATTATGAATCTAGTTAATGATGAATCTATGCCAGATGAAAAAAAGATAGAATTGTTTAACACTAGTTTTTCTAGCCTAACTAAGGCCACTATTGACTTAATGACTGAAAGTATCTATAAAATTGTAACACCAGAAGGAGATGTTACTGATCGTAAATTTATCACAGAATATGTAGCTAATGCTGATAAAGATATATTTGAGCGTGTGCAAAAACATCTAACTGAACTTAAAAAGAATAACGATTTAAAACCTTTAGAATTTTTCACTAGTGAAGAACATCAAGCGCAAGGTGCTCCTGCTAGCTATACCATACCAGTTAACTTTAATAATTCCGATTTTTTCGCATGAGGCTTTTGACCTTAACTATGGAAGAAATTAATAACATAGTTGAAGAATTAGATGGAGAGTCAAAAGCCTTAAAAAAAGAACTTTTTAAAATGGCTTGGTTTATGAGAGGATCGTTAAGTATTGATGAAGCGTTTATGCTTGACTATCAAGATAGAACTATCATAGGTGAAGTTATAAAAGATAATTTAGAAACAACCAAAGAATCAAAAATGCCGTTCTTTTAATTATTCGGCACCAACTCTGCGTAATCTTTGATCCATTTGTTGGATAGTACTCTTTAGGTTAGCAATTTCATCATCATAATTACCACCAGCGCCGCCTCCAGCACCTCCGCCTGCAGATCCACTACTGCCACTAGCGCTCGCACCACCAGCACCAGATTGTGCATATCCAGGCCCGCCAACAGCATTTGCCCCAGCATTATAACCTTTCTTAATTGCACGACCAATACCTGCAACACCACCTGCAACTGCACCTACACCTTTAGCCAGTCCACCTACTTTTTGTGCAAAAGATGTCTTAGGAGGTTCTTGTCCCGGTAAATTTTGTGCTAGAGTTGGGTCCATTGGAGCATTTTGTTGTTGTGCTGTTGCCGGCGTAGTAGATTGTGTAGCAGGAGTAGTTGAACTTGCTCCAGTAGCTTGAGGAGTAGCTGTTAAATTTACCGGAGCCGTTTGTGTTACAGCAGATGTAGACTGTGTTGCTGGAGGAGTTTGAGATCTTCCAGGAGGGGCAGCATTACGAGCTTGCTGATTAGCAGCCAATTGAGCTATTTTTTGTTGTCTTTGAGTAGCACTATCTACAGCACCATTACCTTGCTGAATATTACTTGCCTGCTGACTCATTTGTCTAAAGTCTTCTTTTTGAAACTCTAATAACTGCGCTATTCTCATGATACTATTCCTTAAAAGGTTTTATGATTTATTTATTACTTAGGAGTGAACGTAGTTCACTCGTTCATCACTTTCAGTGATTCACTAGTTGTTAATTATGATTTTAAGCGAAGCTTTAAGATATTATCCAGATCGTTCAGTCACACTTCGCCCAGAACCGGGCGAAAAAATGACATTATCCGAGTCGAACATGTGTCACTTAGCGTTACTGCATTACAGTGGCGGTTGGCCTGTACCACGAGCAGAGTCTTCATCCAGCGGCGGTCTACAAATCAACGCTAACTGACTTGTAAACGTAGGGTTTTTCTCCCTTCATTTTGCCTATGTTATTCCTATTCAAACAACCAAACAGCAGGTCTTATTAGCTGTCCTCATCCTTGCGGGTAGTGGTTGAGTACTCTTAACGGCGAGAGATTTCCATCCCTGTGATCCGAGATCCAGGTCTAGGGCACCAGAAATTAGCAGGTGCGAGCTTTAACCGTATTGTTGAGCCTTAAGGTTTTTTAATTATATGGGAGCCATGTACACGGACAGAGATTTGTCCGTTATAATATTCGTTTGATTCTAATACTTTGCGGTCGAATTGTTCACGGGCCTCAATGTACGATGTTTCTGCTTTGCTTTTACAGTAATGTAATATTTCTCTTGTGAAGTTTTCTTTGCCATATAACTCAACATCTTTGTTGAGTTCTATGTTTGAGCCATAATAATCTTGCCAGTCGCTGTCTATTTTGCTACGAATTTTCTTTTTCTTCTTTGTGCCGTTCTTTAACTTTACAGTCTTGTAGGTCGTTTTACTAAACTTTGCTAATTTTTTGCCAACATAAAGTCTACCCGAAGTATTACAAGAGATAAGATAAACAAATCCCACGCAATCTTCAGGTAACTCTGTAACTATAGAACCTTTATGGTACCAAGTCAATTATTTTGTTACCTTAGCTTCTTTACGAGCATTTTTTTCTTCAGTAATCTCATTGCGGCGAGCTTTGATTAATTTTCCAACTTCAGCTAATGCTTTACGAGCACGGGTACCTGCGGCTGAATTGCCTTTTGTAAACTTGGTATCTTCAGCTTCCCATGCTGCCACTGCTTCCTTGATTGATTCGATTGTTGTTGACATGTTTATTTTCCTTTTGTCTATGCGTTTGATATTTGTCTTTGTTAGACTCCATCTTACCTTTTCTCACCTTGAGAATTTCTTTGATCATTAATTGATTGATAGCTTTCATCTCTCTTAATGATTTTCTAATTATAGGATAATCAACCCTTGCCCTATTACCCTTAATATATTTTACATAGGCATTATGATACTGTAAAAGTACTTCTAAGTACTCTGCATGTAGTTTTTCATATGCTTCAGTGTACATTTATATCTATGCCTCTACATAGTCTACATCATTTGAATATGAGGTAAAACCATTTTCTTTAATTACTCTAAGTACATTATTAACTCGCCCAACTAGCTCATCTTTATGACTAATTAGGTATATATTCTTGTTACGCTCTCGGCCCATTTTTTTCAGTACTGCAAGTCCTGCTTCTACGCCAGCACTATCCATACCTGAGTCAATAAGCTCGTCAACAAACAATAGGTTGATATGTTGATATAAGTTTTCCCATACATCACGGAAGGCAAAGCTCATTGATAAAATTAAACGGTTTCTCTCACCACGACTTAGGTTGTCAAAATCTAAATCTTGCCCTAATTGTGTGATCAAAACTGTTAGATCATTTTGGAATATCACGGTATGGGGTAATCCTAGTTTATCAATGTAGTAGCCTAATCGCTTGTTTAAGAAACTTAAATTTTGATCAATAATTTTCTTACGGATAAAACTGTCTTTATTAGTCAATAACTTGAGTAAGAACTCTTGATGATCTTTTAGCTTAACAAGTTCGTTAACCGGTGCCCAGTTAATTTCTTGTATAGCAGAATTCTTAAGTTCTTGGATCTGTTCTTCGTAGGGATTTGTTTCAGCATCTCTGTCGGCAAGACTCTGCTCTAAATTAGTCATATTATTTTGATGACCCAATGCTTCAGCTTCGGTTTCGTAGTACGGTTCGATAGGTCGCGGTAACTGATCACCTGTTCCTAATTCTATAACTATCTTCTGGTAATCGTTGTTAACTTTATCAAAATAAGTTTGCGATTCAGTTAGATGTGCAGTAGCAGTAGCAGTCATTTCTTCATGTTTGTGATCATGTAATTCTTGTTCACAAGCATGACATGTTTTGTTTGCAAGACTTGCTAATTCTCTTTCATACTTCTTAACAGTTTTTTCTGCTTGGGTAACAGCGTTTTCTAAAGTAGCTCGTTGTTTGTTAAGGTTTTGGATTCGTTTATTATCTTCTTCCCACACTTTTAAATCAGTGTGTAGTTTCAATTCGTATTCAATATCAACTTGACCTAATTGCATAATAGCATTAAGAAGGCTAGTTATATCTGATTCTTTTTTACTTTCCCAAGCAGAACTTTTAATTTCTAAACTGCTGATGCTTTTTTGTATATTTTCGTTAGCGGCTTTAATTGCATCTATTTTGAATGTTTCGGCCTGCACAGAATCTTTAGTTTCTTTAATTAATAATCTCAGCGATTCGGCTTTTTCTGATAATAGTGTAATACCCAATAATTGTTCAATAACTTCGCGTTGATCTGCCGCTTTCATGGATAAAAACGGCTCAGTATAGGTGTTTAACGCCACTAAATGCTTGAACATAGTATGACTCATGTCTAGTAACTGTTCTATGTATTTTTGTGTTTCTCGACTATCGCCCTGAGCCTCGTCCAAATCTTCGCTTTTTTGCTCCTGATCGTTTACATAAAACTTAAGGATATTGGGCTTGCGTCCACGCTCAATTTTGTATTGTGTATTGTCTTTTTCAAAGGCAACAGTAACTAACATGCCCTTGCCGTTAGTAGCATTTATGAGGTTTTCCTTACGGATATTAGTTAGAGCTTGCCCATATAGAGCGTATGATAGTGCGTTAATTATAGTAGTTTTACCTGTGCCATTACGACTTCCACTATCATCACCGCCTAGATCTAAATTAGCACCTAGCACTAGGGTAAGTTGTTCTTTGTCAAAATCAACAGCCTGTGTTTGTGCTCCTACACTGAGAAAATTCTTTACTGTAATATTATTAATTTTAAACATTATAGACCACGATAAATTTCTAATAATTTTAATTTGTCAATGCTTTCGCTATCGATATTAACTAGTTGTTCTGTTACAATCTGATCTACACTTTCAAACTTAGTGTCTGGTGTATCATCTGTATTTGATTCAATATTATTCTTTTCTTGTATAAGACTAATCTCTCTAATATCGTGTTCTTTAATAAAAGATTCTTTAATAAAGTTTGCTTCTTCATAGCTAATATCAATATCAAGATTAACCTTGAGATACATTTTACTTTTCATAATAGAATCTTTTTCATCTATTAATTTGCTAAGTTTGAGTGTTCGAAACTTAGGTGCATCGGGCCATGCTTTATATGCAGGTTCACCACCCCACTCCATAAACATCATACCTCGATCGTCATCCCAAGTATCTGAGAAGTTGTGTGGAAATGCGTTTCCAATATAGACAACTCTATTGTTAGTTTGTCTTTTATGAAAATGTCCTGAGAAAATATAATCTGGACCGTTAAAATCTTCTGCTCTAAGTTCACCATGGTCTGGCATCTGTACCATAGCGTTCATAAAGAATTTAGGCAGTTCAAAATGTCCAAAGACATATTTGCTTTTTATGTCTTTCATTTTTTTCCACTCATCGCCTATGAGCCAGGGGACTAGGGTGACATCATCAAGAGTTGTAAGACCATCTACAACGGTAACTCCTGGAATGTGCCTACCAAAGGCACTAGAATGAATGTCACGCTTGTCTTTATAGAATAGATCGTGATTACCTGGAAACCAAAAGAATTGTTCAAAAGCCGCGCCTAATTTCTCTAAACACCTTAAGCTGGTATCTAGAGTAATTAGGTTAATGCTGTTGCGATTGTGATGCCAGTCGCCGAGGAAAATGCAAGTTTCGCATCCTTGCTCCTTAGCAGTGGCAATAAACCAATCTACAAAATCTTCGCAGTCTTGATTGTGTGTTTGACTGTTTGATTTCAATCCAAAGTGTATATCTGTAAAGCAGGCTACTTTCTTAAATAATGCCATTAATTATAGTTCTCCTGCTACTACTTTAGCAGAGTTAACGGGCATTTGTCAAGTCTCTTCCTCTTCATCTTCAGCCGGAGAATTCTCCACTCTAACATGTCGTAGACTCTTATACAGTTCGGCCTGTCGAGCAATCTCATCGGCAAATTCTGCTTTGTTCTGTCTAGTCATTGACGGAGTTAATCCGGCTTCTTCTAACAAATCATCACGAATATTTTGATTTTTCTTTTCTAGATTTAGTACACGAGTAAAGCTATTGGTCACTGCGGCTGTATAGTAAGCAAACGGATTTTCACTTTTACTTTCATCAAACTGTAGACCAATCTGACTTAATTGCAGGATAGCTTGCCCCTTCATTTCTTCAACATAGGTATAACCACGCCAATTGGACCTTTGTGCATATCTTTCTGATAATTTGATATACATCTTACCTAGATTTTCTGTTATGCGGCCGTGTTCTTTTGAGAATTTACCTTTATCAACTGTGCCTTTCCAATGGCTTTTACCCACACATACTAGTTCATCTTCCTCGTTAAATTTCCAATGTTGGAAGGGAGGAAAATTTACTTTATCATGTGCATCAGCTGTGGTTTTAGTTGTTTTCTTTCTACCGGGACTTAGTGGGATATGGTCAAATGTCATGATTCTGATCACTATATCTGTTTTAAGAATAGTTTTATAATCTGGTTGACATTCAGATAGTTTGATCTTTTTATCTCCAGATAATCTAGCCCGTGTAAAAGCCTCTAGTCCTAGTCTTTTTGCGCGATTGCGTTTTGCTTCTGCTACAGTTCTGATATTGATTTTATCTAAATTAGTTAAAATAATATCATGCTGTTGGTATTCGGGTTTGGTAAAACTGCTGAAACTACATTTACTACGATGTATTTCTGCTAATAAATCTCTATTATTGAGATATTTTACTCTTCGCCCTGTGGGTGAGGTAATTATGGTCATTTGGTATGACTTCTCCTTTATTAACAAAGTATAACATATATTATAGTAAAGTCAACCATCTAATTATATGTACATATTATTTATCCGGTAAATATGTAAAAGGAAAACTTCATGGCAAATATTCCAGGTATTATTGCAGCCGGCGCAGTTGGTGTTGCATTATACAAAAAATTAACTGTTCCAAAAGGAGCACAAAAGACTGCTAGTGTCAAAACTAGTGTAAGTTGGTCAGGCGATCAAGATCTTAGAGTAAAATTGCGAGTCCCGTTGTCTTATTTGCAAGGTTGGTACACTAGCGGCATTCAACAAGGAGATTATAAAACTTGGAGTAGGCGTATGCAACA